AAGGCTATCAGCATAATCACGGGCATCCATCACAATACCCTGCATGGGAGGTTGCGGGGTAAGGACGAGTTGACTGACCATGAGTTACGCGTCATTGATGTGTCTAAATGTAATCCAGAGAGGCGTAGGCGTGAGGGTGTGCCTAGTAATATCAAACGTCTTGAAACCAAAGCTGACGAGTTATCGTCTAAATTCTTACGAGGTAAATTGTAATGGTTCCATTATATAAAGTAGTGACGGCAGATATGCCACGCCCAGACCTAAAAGAAATGCAGGAGTTTGTGGGTGGGCGTATAGAGATAGTCTACTCAGACATGGGTGACTTTGTAATCAATGAGGAGGGGCTGCTTGACGGCCTACCTGTAAACTACGAGGCCACCGATGTCTTATGGCAAGGCACAAAGGGAGTGCATGGACAACTACCTGTACTGGTAGGCAATGTCATGCTAGTTGAGGGTGGACTCGACTAGCGTCAAACCTATGGGTGTGCTATAATAACACTTCTTATTTAGTCACACCCACATTTTTCTTTCACTAATTTACACTGTAAATCAAGGAGTTTCCCATGAAACTATTAGCACGAGATACCAACATCAAGTTAATCAAGACAGCTAAGAAAGCAAAGCAGCCTGTAGTACTTGCAGGTTTATCCATGATGCCATCCATTGAGACATGTCCAAGCAGTACCATTGCCGATTGCTTTATTGACTGTCTCAAGGAAAGTGGGTTCGCTCAGGTATACACTTCCGTTAACGAGGCACGACAACGTAAGACAGACTTCTATCTGTCAGACCGTGAGGGTTTCCTGACCCAACTCAGACGCGAGTTGCACAACCTGAGTAAGTACGGCATCAAGCATGGCAAGCGTCCCATTGTACGGCTCAACGTACTGTCCGATGTAGCGTGGGAGAAGCACGAGATACCGCAGGAGTTCTCAGACATTACCTTCTACGACTACACCAAGTTAGCCAAGCGGCTCGGCAACACGCCCGACAACTACGGCCTGATGTTCAGCTACTCAGCCGCACCCAAGTACCAGAAGCAGGTAAACATGGCCTTCAAGAAAGACTACCCGATCACTGTAGTGTTCAGGGGTGGGCTACCTACGCACTTCATGGGGCGTGAGGTGTACGATGGTGACAAGTCTGACCTAGATAATCTCGGACAGCGTGGCAAGATCATTGGCCTACGTGTCAAGGGTAACGAGGCTAAGAAGTCTAAGTCTCCCTTCATCGTAGACTCTAACCTGATAGCGATAGGGGGGTAGTGTGGATAGAATACCAATGCGGGACGGTGACGAGATGGATGCGTTCTCTAAACGTACCCGCAAGTTCCTAACATTTTCCAGAGGGTATCTGCGACAGATCAAGCGCAGGTACAACAAACGATTTAGACAAGCAGGTAAAACTTTAATCAAAGAGGAGCAGTACAATGAATCTAATACTTAATAAACCTAATTACTGTAACAACGATGATAGAATATGTGTGCAACTACTACTAGCAGAGATACTACGGGACGGGCGTACTGTATCCATCCATGATGGGGAGGAGTGGGCGTTGAACGGATCATCCGATCTGCATAACATACTAGATGGTCTAGCCTCCACTGGTGAGGATTTGATTGAGGTAGCAGACAAACTGCATCACGTTCTAGGTAAGTTCTATCTGATCTACTGCAATGGTTCGGAGGGTGATCCGATGATATGCCTAACCGATTACACAGCCAATGAGTTCTGTGAAAACATTGTCCTAAAAGTAGAAGATAGATTAAGTGAGGTAGCGATAGCATGAGCCATTATAAAAATCCTAATAACTTACCATCACTGGTGGACTTCACCGTCCTCTGTAACAACCACGACTGGACGTTTGCATACAGCGATGATCATTCTGCATACAGGCGTGGCTCTCTGGAGTTAACCATCCTAATGGAGTGTATCAAGCAAGGAGGTATAGAGTATGAACAGGTCTATAATAGATTTGCTAAAGAGAGGTTGCCTACTTATGTCTAAGGGTAGCCGACAACGGCCCACTGACAAAGTAACATTCGATGATAACTTTGACCGTATCTTTTTACGTAATCGTCTGCCTGTCGAAAAGGAATGTATGACTTGCGGTAAACTGTTTGCCATCAACGAGGGAGTGTTGATTGCGAACGCAATAGGCGGGGAGATGTTATGCCCCAAGTGTAGTAGTCCAAACATTACAGACTATAAAGGAGTACGTAATGACGTTTGAAATATTTAAAGGATGGTTTCTGTCCTTGCATATACGCAACGGTGTAGGTATTGATCTGGAGTTCCGTCAGGATAAACCATTGTGGATAACTTATGAGTATAAGGGTGAAATAAATGCCACAATAAGTGAGTTTGACGGGCTTGAAATACTGCTTCCCTTCATACGTGTAAACTTTGGGCAACTGTTTGAGATAAAAAATTAGTGATAAAACGTAATAGTATTTGACTGATACACCAGTGTATGTATATTCCATTAATGTTTTCGACTCAAAGGAGAGTTAATATGAAGACAGCAACAATTTTTAGGAAGAGAGTTAAGAAAAATAGATTCGGATACAGCAGAGGCCCGTGTTACAGGGGCTATCACTTCGGTAAGTATTCTTATTACACTAAAGTAGCAAACAGTAGAGGGTCTGGTCTGTTTTCGCTGCAAGATACACAGGGCCACGAGATCGTTAACGGTGTTGTGACAGTTAGCTAATAAGAAGCACTAAGATACTTGGGGGACAAGGATGTCCTTCGTCAATCTATAAAGGAAGGGATACAGATGTATACGTTTTTTAAAATATGGAAGTGGGAGTTTGTTCTCAGCTTCTTCTATTACGATCAAGAAAAGAATAAGAATAATATACTTGCAACTTATAACAACGGTGGTATATTCTCCTATCGTGTAAGAACAACAATGTTTGGGAAGGACAGAGTGTTAGTTATATGGAGATTTATTTTACATGTCAGTAAAACTGGATAGGATAGATGCGCTTCTATCTGAGTTCAGAAAACTTGACCCCAACTTGCAAATGCAAACTGCTTTAGCTTTTGTATTTATAGCGCAGGGTGATCACGCTAACGAGCCTCTGTCTGTGTATCAGGTAGGTGACAAGCTGGGGTGTACCAGTGCGAGTGCGTCAAGAAACGTAGCAGCATTAAGTAACTGGTCACGACATAATCGTGCAGGGTACGGGTTAGTCGAGGCTAACGAAAATCCTGAGAGGCGTAATGAAAAAGTAATCACACTTACACCCAAGGGTAAGCAGTGGTTGAGATCACTCGACAAGATTTGTGAAGATCAAGTAACAGCAATCATAAGGAGTAGAAAGTAATGAGTATTAAATCCAGAGGTAATTCTTTTGTTGTGGACATACGCAAGAAAGGTTTTGAGCGAGTGCGTAGATCATTCCCTACCAAAGAACAGGCGACATTATTTGAGGCACAGGTAGCAGTGAGTCACCGTACAGGTACACCTTTACCTGATCAGTATGTGCCTGAGAGTAGCTACACTTTAGCCAAGGCACAGGATGCCTGTTTTAAAATGCACTGGGAGGGCGGTAAGTCTGAGGAAGCCAACCTTAACCTTATGAAAGTACACTGTCGATACTTTGGTGCTAACACACCTATCTCAGCAATTAATACAGGTGTGTTGGACGGTTACATTGAACACATGAAGTTGAAGAGAAGAGCTAACGGTACTATCAACAGACATCTCGCGTGTATCTCTAAGGTGCTGAAACTTGCCCATGAACAAGACAAGCTAAGTAAATTACCACACTTCCATCGTCAAAAAGAAGGGCAAGGTAGAATACGCTGGTTGACTGATGAAGAAGAGGCCAAGATATTACAAACTCTACGACTGTGGGGTTCTAACAAGTTTGCTGATGCGTGTGTTGTGTTACTCGACACGGGTATGCGTAAGTCAGAGTTGCTTCGAGTTACTAAGAGTGACATCACCAAGCAGGGGGTGTACTGTAGTGACCGTAAGGGTAACAGCCAAACCATTATCCCCTTAACATCTAGGGCCAGAAAAATTCTGGAGATATATGCCCGTACCAGTAATGATATATGTATAATGTCAGGGTACTACAATAAAACCGTATGGAGTAGGATGCAAACTCACTTAAATTTACCTGATGTATCGCTACATGTACTCAGGCACACATGCTGTTCACGTTTAGTGCAGGGCGGTATGCCACTGGTACACGTAAAAGGATGGATGGGTCACAAATCTATCACCACCACCATGCGATATGCTCACTTAGCACCTACTGATTTGATACAAGGTGTTACCTTACTGGAGAATAGGGCTTGATTAATTACACTCATGCGACTACAAACTACTTGATGCCGCATGTGGCGCACGATGTGGCGCTGGTGTGGCACTCACGCCCTCGTGGTGAAATTGGTATACACGCAAGACTTAAAATCTTGTGCCTCTTGGGGCTTACCGGTTCAAGTCCGGTCGAGGGCACCACACTAAAAACGATTTTCACTAGTCTTAAAATCGCATACCACCCTAGTTACACCCCTGTATTAAGGGAGAAACCCTAGATGAATTGTATATATACATGCTGCGTTACATGTGGCACTAACTTCATACACCATCGTAGTAAAATCCACTTTTATGCACCACAAAGTGTCCACTTGCGGCACTTTATGTGGCGCTGAACCCATTATGGAGAACAATATGGCAACCTTAGAAGATCAACTGGCCCTTGAGTTACAGATGTGCCAAGCAGGAGAAGAAAGATACGACAAGCAGGTGTCTGCACTAGCTGATAAGGGTGTGGAGAGCCGAGCGCAACACGGTAAGGCCATCATTGGTAATGTCCTCGATCCGTTATCAAAAGCTATAGCAGAATTCTGCACGGGTGAGACTTCATCTAATCGGAGTGTTGCCTATGGTAAGATCAAGCACCTTAACGCTGACCGTCTTGCTGTCTTAGCCCTGTTAGGTGCTATTGATAAGATCAGCCAGCGTGTACCACTAATGGCCGTGGCAAGGACTGTGGGCCTGTACATTGAGGATCAAGATAGGATCGAGAAGTGGCTGGGTGCAGACAAGGAGGTGGCTGCTACCATCCTTAAAATGGCGGCAGAAAAATCTACCTACAGACACAGGCGGTCAGGTGTCATTCATAAGATGAATAATGATGGGTACTACGAAACCTCGTGGACTAATGACGAGCGTATACATGTAGGCTTGAAGATGATTGACCTGATCATCACCCATACAGGTGTACTAGAATTGGTACGTGTCAGGACATCTCGCACCAAGACCACAACATACCTTGTTGCACAGGATGTAACACTGGAGTGGATCAAGGGTTTCCATGCGTCCCACAGAAGTGCGCGTCCCCGTTACGCCCCTTGTCTCATACCACCTAAGAAGTGGGAAGGGTTGTTCGGTGGTGGTTACTACATAGACGCGTTAAATAATTTACCCCTAGTGAGGATGCACTAATGAGAAAGAGAACCACTGAGTATTTTCTTGAGTTAGAGAAGTGTGATATGAGCCAAGAGTTGAAGTGTGTGAATGCACTACAGGACACACCTTGGCAGATCAACAGACATGTGTTGGCTGTACTACGTCAGGCGTGGGACAGTGGACAGACATGGGGTGGCTTACCAGCAAGGGATAATCTACCACTGCCTGAGTACCCTTTTAGCTGTGAACCCAGCGAGTTAACACCAGCGCAACAGGTTGAGTTTAAAGAGTTTAGGAAGAAACGAGGGGCGGTTCACGCTCACAATAATACGACAATGAGTTTACGTATTCTGATCGAACGTACCATTCAGATTGCGGAGCAGTATGAGAAAGAGACGGAGTTCTTTTATGTCTGGCAGTTAGACTTCCGGTCACGTAAGTACCCTATGGAATCCTTCCTGTCACCGCAGACAGGTGATGCAGGTAAGGCACTACTCACCTTTGCGTATGGTGTAGCGATAACCTGTGCAGAGGATGCCAAGTGGTTAGCGATACAAGGTGCGAACGTCTACGGCAACGATAAGATCACCCTAGAGGAACGCGAATTGTTTGCGTACATGAATACGGAGTTGGCCCAAGCTGTAGCTGACGATCCCTTCAGTGAGACTATCTGGCTGGAGGCTGATAAGCCGTGGCAGTTCTTAGCATGGTGTTATGAGTGGGCAGGTTACACTAGGGCCAGAGATGCGGGTGAAGAGTATCTCACCACACTACCTTGCTCTGCTGATGGATCGTGTAACGGCTTACAACACCTGTCAGCTATCTTACGAGACAAAGAGGGAGGTAAGGCCGTGAACCTAACCAAGACTTTACTACCGCAGGACATCTACGCTGATGTCGCTATGAAAGCAATGGCCCGTATCCGTAAGGATGCTGAAGATATATCTAATACGATGGCCCAGCAGTGCCTGAAGTTTGGTATCACTCGTAAGGAGACTAAGAGGTCAGTGATGATTGTGCCGTATAGCGGTACACGATACGCCTGTCGGGATTACGTCATGGAAGCACTGAAGGAACGGGTGAAGAAGCAGGGCCATAACCCTTGGGGTGATGATCTGTACTTAGCTGCCAACTACATGTCAGGACACATCTGGGATGCGATCAGTGACAGTATCAGTTCGGCCCGTATTGTTATGGACTACATCAGGTCAGTAGCAGAGGTATACGCCAAGCACAAGCAGGTCATGCAGTGGTACACGCCAACAGGCATGTTGATCTGGCAATGCTACAGTGACATGAACAAACGTAGGATCAGGACATCCATCAACGGTTCGTTTGTTAAACTCAACTACCACAGTCAGATAGACGATACTGTAAACCGTTCTAAGACGTTATCGGGTGCATCCCCTAACATGATCCACAGTTTAGATGCGGCTGCTCTAACCATGACTGTGAACCGCTGTACGGATGTAGGCATCAAGGACTTTAGCATGGTGCATGACAGCTACGGCACTCAGTCACCCTACATGCCACAGATGGTCAACATTATCCGTGAGAGTTTCGTGGATATGTATGAGGAGAACGATGTCCTGCAACAATTATACGATCATGCCGTCAAGGTTTTACCTGATGGCGTAGAAATTCCCAAGCCACCGGAGAGAGGTGACTTGAGTTTACAAGAGGTGCTGCAATCTGAGTACTTCTTTTCCTAATGGCCCCCTAGTGCAGTAAGGGCTGAAAAACTTAAACAACAGAAAGAGACTATTAATATGGCTAGACAAGATTTTGAAAGAATGAACATTAAAGGTAAGGCGATGTGGTGTAAGGTGCTAGAGCCTGACACTAAGTTTAATCCCGATGGGGACTACTCCACTGACATCCTGCTACAAGAGGCAGATGCTGCACCTATATGTGAGAAGCTAGATAATGCAATACAAGCTGCATTTGACAATGCGATCAAGGACTCCCCTAAGTTAAAGAATGTCCTGTCCACATCCTCACCGTACCAGACTGTCTATGATAATGAGACAGGCGATCCTACTGGTGAGATCAAGTTCAAGGCTAAACTAAAGGCTATATGGAGAGCCAGAGATGGCCGCTTTGGTGAACAACGTCCAGTAGTAGTGGATAGCAAGTTAAATCCACTGGACAAACACATTGCCATTGGTAATGGATCGGACATCAACGTGAACGTAGAGGTTGTGCCATACGTCATGCAATCTACTAAGTCTGTCGGTGCAAGTCTGCGACTGAAGGGCATACAAGTCGTTAACCTAGTTGAGTACGGTAACAACGCCTCAATGTTTGGTGAAGTGGATGGTGGCTTTGAAGCACCCCCAGCACCAGTGAATGACTCGATCCCTTTTGAAGTGGAGAGCAGTGATGACAGCGACCAAGGGGACTTTTGAGGCGAGGGTGGTTAGTGATTTGAATAGCCGCAGTATCTCGTTTGAATATGAACCAGACAAGTTGCCATACACAGTTCAACGGAACTACATCCCTGATCTTCGGATCGGGGAGATGTATGTCGAGGTCAAGGGTTACTTCCGACAGGAAGCACAACGAAAGATGCGTAACGTCAAAGAGCAACACCCAGAAAAGGACATACGGTTTCTGTTTCAGAGATTGGACAGTCCAGTACAAGGCGCAAAGAAGCGTAAGGACGGCACGAAAATGACTTGTGCTGAATGGGCAGAGCGTCACAACTTTAAGTACGCAGAAAAGGAGATACCTGATGACTGGATCAACTGAGGAAACTACCAGTGAGTTCTTATATCACGAAGCGTGTGAAAAATGCGGCAGTTCTGATGCTAAAAGTGTTTATGATGATGGCCATTCCTATTGTTTTAGCTGCACTGATCATCAAATGGGAACTGACACAAGCACACCAAAGTTACAAGCAGTCCCTAACACACCAAAGGGTAACTTATTGGTGGGCGATGCTATCGCATTGGGTAAGCGTAAGATTAATCAAGCCACTGCTAAGTTTTGGAATTACCAAGTGGGAGAACTTAAAGGATCACCTGTCCAGATAGCCAACTACAAGGACAAGGCAGGGCAGGTAGTATCACAGAAGATACGGTTCCCGAACAAAGACTTTCTTAGTTTAGGAGAGCATAAGAAAGCACAGCTATATGGACAGTGGCTGTGGAGAGACAAAGGGAAGATGGTCTGTGTGGTGGAGGGGGAGTTGGACGCTCTCTCTCTGTCACAAGCCTTCGACAATAAGTGGCCTGTAGTGTCACTAAAGAATGGAGCAGCCTCCGCTAAAAAAGACATTGCGGCAAGTTGTGAGTGGCTGGAGCAGTACGAGTCAGTGATACTCATGTTTGACAACGACAAGGTTGGACAGCAAGCGGCTATAGATGCCGCCTCCGTTCTCTCACCATCGAAAGCTAAGATCGCAAAGCTACCGTTGAAGGATGCGTCTGAGATGCTTCAGGCAGGTAGAGTGAAAGAACTGATAGATGCAGTGTGGGCGGCTAGAGCATTTCGCCCAGACGGTATACTGGATGGGGCTGACCTTTGGGATGTGGTTACTGAGGTACAAGATGTAGAGAGTGTACCGTATCCATACGAAGGTCTGAATGATGTCACTAAAGGTTGTAGGCGTGGAGAGATCACGACCATTACAGCAGGTAGTGGTATCGGAAAATCACAGTTAGTCCGTGAATTTGCGGCTAACCTGATTAGACAGGGAGAGACGGTGGGCTACATAGCCCTTGAAGAGTCCGTCAAACGAACTGGGTTGGGTTTGATGTCCATTGAAGCAAACCAACCTTTACACTTAGGAACAGATAATATTACTAAAGAGGAACTTAAACGTGCTTTCGATAATACCCTCGGCACTGGTCAAGTATTTTTGTATGACCATTGGGGTTCAACTGACAGCGATAATCTTCTCTCTAAAATCAGATACTTGGTTCGGGGATGTTCTTGTAATTGGATCATTCTTGACCACCTTTCCATTGTTGTATCTGGTATGGGAGATGGCGATGAAAGGCGTTTAATTGACAACACCATGACCAAACTGCGGTCACTCACTGAAGAGTTAAACTGCGGGATGTTATTGGTAAGTCATTTGAAACGTCCGTCAGGCGACAAAGGCCATGAAAACGGGGCAGAGACATCTCTGTCCCAACTTCGAGGATCAGCCGCCATCGGACAGCTAAGTGATATTTGTATGTCCCTAGAACGGAATCAACAGGCAGCCAAAGGTGCTGACATTACAACAGTACGAGTACTAAAGAACCGCTGGTCAGGGGAAACGGGCATTGCCTGTCACCTTGAGTATGACAGGGACACTGGACGTATGACTGAGGTAGCTGAACCGCAAGAAGCAGAGGAGATGTTTTGATGGCATTACTAACTGAAGGTCAACTACGGACGATGTACATAAAGCACATGATCCACCTGTACATTTTAGAGATGGAAGAGAACTTAGACTTGGGTGACTACCCCAGTTACGAGGACTTTCTGATTATGTACAAAGAGGAAATGAATGTTGAAACAAACTAATCACTCCAACGAGAGGATGTTATGAAATTACTATTTGATATAGAGGCCGATGGTCTATTGAAAGAAGCTACGAAGGTGTGGTGTCTGGTCATACGTGACTTAGATACAGGCAAGGTATCGGCTTACGATCCCTTCACACTGGACGCTGGCTTACAACACTTAGGTGAAGCAGATGTTCTTGTCGGACATAATATAATCGACTACGACTTGCGCCTACTGGAGAAACTCCACGGGTTCAGAACCAACGCTACCTTAGAGGATACTCTAGTATGGTCACGGACAATCTTCCCTGATCTACGAGAGCAGGACTTAAAACGTCTTAACGCTAATAAGGTAATGATCGGTAGCCATGCACTCAAGGCTTGGGGGATACGCCTAGCGTGTCACAAGGGAGATTTTGGTCAGGACGATGGTGCATGGGAACGGTACTCCCCAGAGATGTTGGAGTATTGTAAGCAAGACGTAGAGGTAAACTTTAAGCTGTATGAAAACCTATGTAAGAAGATAGCGGAATGGAAACCGTGGACTGAAGTACTTGAGTTTGAGACAGAGGTACACCGACTGCTACAGGATCAAACCACTAGGGGTTTTCCGTTTGACGTTGCCAAGGCTGAAAAGCTGTACAGCGAACTGGCGGGAGAGAAGGCTGAACTAGAGCAGTCACTAGTGTCAAACATTGAGCCTACGATTGTGCAGTTAAAGACCAAGGAGAAGGTGATACCTTTTAACCCTGCATCCAGACAGCAGATTGCAGATCGACTAATGAAGCGAGGATGGGTTCCAGAAGCATTTACCCCATCAGGTGAGCCTAAAGTTGACGAGCAGATACTTAGTAAGATTGAGTTACCTGAAGCTAAACAACTGTGCAGGTTCTTATTACTAAATAAACGTATAGGTCAACTAGCTACAGGTAAACAGGCGTGGCTTAAAGTGCAAACCGAAGGCCATGTACACGGCAGGGTCAACCACATGGGGGCAGTGACATCTAGGTGTACTCACTCTGATCCTAACGTGGCCCAAGTACCTTCACTCAGTGCAGAGTACGGTCAGGAATGCCGTGAGTTGTTTCACGCCCCTGCTGGTTATGTGCTGCTAGGCGCTGATGCGTCTGGATTAGAACTTAGATGCCTTGCGGCTTACATGAAACCTTTTGACAACGGTAATTACGTAGAGGAAATATTAAACGGTGACATCCACACGAAGAACCAACATGCGGCAGGGCTTACAACGCGCCCTCAATCAAAGACGTTCATTTATGCTTTTCTCTTCGGGGCCGGAGATGAAAAAATCGGCAGTATCATCGGAGGAACCAAAAGTGACGGTAAAAAAATCAAAGCCCGTTTCCTAAAGCAGACTCCCGCACTCAAGATACTACGTGAGAAGGTTAGCGAGAAGGCTGCTGGTGGTTACATCAAAGGGATTGACGGGAGACGCATACCCATACGTCACCCCCATGCTGCATTGAACACACTACTGCAAAGCTGCGGTGCTGTGATCTGTAAGAAGTGGTATGTGGAGATTCACAAGATGTTTAGTCAAGCAGGTTTAACAGAGAACGATGCCCGTGTAGTGGCATTCGTACATGACGAGGTTCAGATTGTCGTGCGTAACGGAATGGAGGAACAAGTCGGTGAAATTACCTTACAAGCAATACGAAATGTGGAAAGACACCTCAACTTTGGGTGCAGACTTGACGCAGAATACAACACCGGACAAAGCTGGGCGGCAACCCACTGATGATGGTAACAGGGTTGGTGACATTGCTGAGTTTTATGCTGTCACATACCTGTGGGATCAAGGGTACGAAGTATTCCCTAATGCGGGATGCACAGGAGCCGTGGATATGATTGCTATTAAAGGTGACGAGATCAGACTGATAGATGTGAAGACGGTATCCGAAACCACTCAAGGTGGCAAGGTACTAACCGCACTCCAAAAACAGATGGGTGTGGAACTTCTGTATTTCGATTATCAAACACGCCATCTCAGTTGGGACAGACTGATGATTAAAGGCATTCAAAAAGAGAGAGAGACTATATGAACACATTACTGATAGATGGAGACATTGTAGCGTATCGGGCGGCTACCGCCTGTGAGCAACCGATAGATTGGGGTGACGGTCACTGGACACTACATGCCTTTGAGCATGAGGTTGAACAGAACATTGATCACTTCATGGAGAACCTGATCAAAGATAGTAAAGTTAAGGACTGGGTGACATGTTTAACTGGGCCTAAAAATTTCAGAAAAAATGTAGCGGCATCTTACAAGGCTAACCGTAATGACAAACGTAAGCCCATGCTGCTGCCCCATGCTCGTGCTTACTTGGTCAATGAGTGGAAGGGTAGGATTGACGAGAACATTGAGGCTGACGATACCTTGGGCTTACTCGCTACTAGTGGGGACGGTTACATGATCTGGTCAATCGACAAAGATTTAATGACCATACCTGCCTACCACTTTGTAGACGGTGAGGTAAAGATCGTAGGCGAGGCTGAAGCTGACTACTGGTTTTTCTACCAGACGTTAGTGGGTGACTCTACCGACAACTACAAAGGGTGTCCTAACATTGGGCCTAAGAAAGCCAAAGGCTTATTAGACGCTGACTGCTCATGGGAAACGGTAGTTAAGGCTTTTGAGAATGCAGGGCTATCGGCAACGGTAGCGTTAGAGCAAGCAAGACTGGCTCGTATCTTACGACACGGTGAATATGATTTTAATACAAAGGAGGTATCCCTATGGGAACCAAACGCAATTCAATAAATGATGCTACCCCGCAAGAGTGGGACAAAGTGACATCAAAGCCCAATAGACACGGGACAGTGTGGACTAAAAAAGAGGACGTTGCTAAACCTGTAGGGAAAGTACAGCACATCGTACCTCACAAGTTACCTAGCGATCCTCTCTTACGTAAGAACACGCCTGTCTACTCAGGGTTCTTTAAATACTTTCCACGGGCTATCGCAGAAGTATCTCGTATCTCACTTGTTGGTGGCATACAGCATGGACAGACACGCGAGACGCTACACTGGGATCGGCCCAAGTCAGGTGACGAGTTAGACGCATTACTGCGACATGTGATGGATCAAGATTGGGGGCAAGTGGCTTGGAGAGCATTAGCCCATTTAGAAAAACATTTAGAAGAAGAAGAAGTAAAGGAAAAATATTTATGAGCAAGAAGAATAAATTAGCAGCAGACATGGACGAGTACCAATCATTCATACACAAAAGCAGGTACGCCCGTTGGATAGATGATAAAGGCCGTAGGGAATCATGGAAGGAAACCGTACAACGCTATGTAGATTTCTGGGTTAAGCGTAACCAGATTGATCCTAAAACTGCCAACAAAATGTTTCATTCAATTTACAATATGGAAGTAATGCCTAGTATGAGATGCTTAATGACTGCTGGGGAAGCGTTGGACAAAGACAACGTAGCAGGATTTAACTGTAGTTATTTACACATCGACTCACCTCGCAGTTTCGATGAACTCATGTATGTGCTGATGTGTGGTACAGGTGTTGGGTTTAGTGTCGAGCGTAAGTTTACTGACAAGTTGCCTTGTGTAGCTGACAGCTTCCATGCCACAGACACTACCATCATTGTCGGTGACAGTAAGATCGGCTGGGCTTCAGCGTTTAGAGAACTGGTTGCCATGTTGTATGCAGGTAAAGTGCCGCAGTGGGATGTCACTAAAGTACGCCCTGCTGGTGCAAGGTTAAAAGTATTCGGTGGACGGGCAAGTGGCCCAGAGCCATTGGTAGCGTTGTTTGAGTTTGCTGTTAAGCTGTTCCAAGGTGCAGAGGGAAGGTCACTGACCACCCTAGAGTGCCATGACCTGTGCTGTAAGATTGCAGAGGTAGTCGTTGTCGGTGGCGTTAGACGTTCCGCATTGATCTCTCTCAGCAACTTGACTGACAACCGTATGCGTAAGGCTAAGTCAGGCGCATGGTTCTTAGAGGAAGGTCAACGTGGTCTTGCTAACAACTCTGTGTGTTACACCACCAAGCCAGACTTTGCTGACTTCCTTGTTGAGATGCAATCGTTGCATGAGAGTAAGGCAGGTGAGCGTGGTTTGTTCAGCCGCCCTGCGGCCCAGAACATTGCAGCACGTAATGAACGTAGAGATAGCAGTTACGACTTTGGTACGAACCCTTGCTCTGAAATTATCTTACGCAGTAACCAGTTCTGTAATCTGTCAGAGATTGTAGTACGGGCAGACGACACTCTTGAAAATTTAAGAGATAAAGCAGAAGTAGCTGCCATCATTGGTACGCTACAGGCAACCCTTACTGACTTTAGATACTTACGAGACATCTGGAAGAAGAATACGGAAGAAGAAGCACTGCTGGGCGTGAGCATGACTGGCATCATGGATCATTACTTACTGGGTAACACTTCCCCCGACCTTGAGAAGTGGTTAACGGAGATTAAAGATGTTGCAATCGAAACAAATAAAGAATGGGCTGCTAAACTTGGAATTGCTCAGTCTGCGGCTATTACTGCGGTTAAGCCAAGTGGTACGGTATCTCAACTTGTGGATAGTGCCAGCGGCATTCACCCTCGTTTCTCTAGTCAGTACGTTCGTACAGTTCGCTCAGACAAGAAAGACCCACTTGCTCAGTTTATGCAAGCCAGCGGATTCCCTTGTGAGCAGAACCTATCGAGTCCTGAAGGATTAGTCTTTAGCTTCCCAATCAAGGCTCCCAAGAACTCTGTGACGGTAAGTGATGTCGGTGCAATGCAGCAGTTAGAGTTGTGGAAGGCGTATCAAGACTACTGGTGTGAACACAAACCCTCAATCACTGTGTACTACACGGATGATGAATTCTTAGATGTGTGTTCATGGATATGGAAGAACTTTGACATGTGTTCTGGCATCTCACTACTGCCTTACAGTGATCATGTGTACCCACAAGCCCCTTACACTGACGCATCTGACGAAGTACTACAGGAATTAACTGATCGAATGCCTAAGAACGTAGATTGGTCAGGTCTGGAGCAGTATGAGAAAGAAGATAACACTATCGGTAGCCAAGAATTAGCCTGTACGGGCGGTGCTTGCGAGATCGTATAACAACAGTGGCCCTTCGGGGCCGCTTTATTAATCTAGGAGATTATTTATGACTACCAAGACAGTTAAAAAGCCAAAAGCAGAGCCTGAAAACGACCAAGACCTACTATGTCTGACGCATCTTTTCACCGCTTACTATAATAAATCAGGAAATACTGAAGTTTCACTACAGAATTGCATACATACCCTTGGAATTCTAAAACAAGCGTGTAAATCCTAATGGCCCCCTAATGTAGAAACGATTATGAAAGTATTAAATAAAGACTATAGTATTTCAAGACCCCTTGTGGATTACCTCAAGGGTCTTTTTCCCAGTAAACTCCCTAATAACAGGGACATAACCCTAAACGATGTCTCATTTCTCCAAGGTCAGCAGTCCGTGATTGCTAAATTAGAGGAATTGTATGACCAAGAATTTGAGGAATAACTAATATGTGTATGAAACAAAAAACTCCAAAGCCGCAGTTAATTGCTAAACAAGCTGCCCCTGCTAAATCAGGACAAGCTGAACTAGACGTTAACATGACTGATGCCGAAACTGATGGAGAAATCAGAAAAAAGAAGCAAAGAGGCAAAAAAGGTCTAACCGTGAGCCGTAAGACAGGTACACAGTACAATGGCGGTGGCGGTACTGGACTAAACATTCCAACAAGATCAGCATAAAAGGTGACGTATGACAGAGGCAACTTCGGTAGCTAATCGCTATCAACAACTAGAAAGCAGTCGGAGTTCCTTTCTTTCCCGTGGACGAGAAGCGGCTAAGTTAACCATCCCGACACTACTCCCGCCTGACGGCCACAACGGTAGCACTGAGTATTACACTCCCTACCAAGGAGTAGGCGCACGAGGTGTTAACAATTTAGCATCTAAGCTATTGCTGTCACTCCTCCCACCCAACACACCTTTCTTCCGCTTGATGATTGATGACTTTGATCTGGAAAAGATTAATGCCTCTGAAAATCGAGGTATGGTAGTAGATGCGTTATCCCGTATTGAACGGGCTACGATGGGAGAGATTGAAGCAGGGGCTGTTAGAGTTCCCGTGTTTGAAGCCTTAAAAAGTTTAATCGTTACAGGTAATGCACTTGTATATATGCCGAAGAAAGATGGCATGAAAGTATACCGGATGGATCGGTATGTTGTTACTCGTGACACTATGGGTAACGTATTAGAAATTATCATTAAAGAAAGCGTAAGCCCTTTAATGCTATCCACACAAATGAAAGAAGAATTGGCTGACAAGATCGAAGATAGTGCGAAAAGCATCGACTTGTACACCAAGGTTTGTCGCAAGGATAAGAAGTGGGAAATTTATCAAGAAGTGGCCGGTATGATCGTGCCAGAAAGCGAAGGGACTTTTCCCTTAGATAAATGCCCCTTCATTCCTTTGCGTTTCATTCGTGTCGATGGTGAAGATTACGGACGAGGTTTCGTTGAAGAATACTTCGGTGATCTTAAAAGTTTAGAAGCATTAACCAAAGCAATCGTAGAAGGTTCTGCGGCATCAGCTAAAGTCCTGTTCATGGTACGCCCGAACAGTACTACTAAGTCGAGAGTGTTAGCTGAGAGTCCTAACGGAGCGATTGTGTCAGGCGATGCGAATGATGTATCTACACTCCAAGTTCAAAAAGGCGGTGACTTTAGAGTCGCTATGGAGACAGCTTCAGTTATCACTGAACGTCTATCGTATGCCTTCTTGCTCAACTCAGCCGCTACACGTAATGCGGAGCGAGTAACAGCAGAAGAAGTACGTTACATGGCTCAAGAATTAGAGTCAGCACTGGGTGGTGTCTATGCGATGCTATCTCAGGAGTTCCAACTCCCTCTCATTACCCTGCTCTTGCACCGTATGGAAGGAAGTGGTAAAATGCCCAAGATGCCAAAGGGGATGGTGAAGCCCACTATCGTTACTGGTATCGAAGCACTTGGTAGAGGACAAGACCTAAATAAACTGGCGATGTTCTTACAACACATTCAACCACTAGGGCCAGAAGTTATCGGCTCACAACTTAACGTAAACGATTACATTGCACGACTAGGCGCATCCCTTGGCATTGACATGGGAGGTCTGGTAAAATCTCAAGACCAGTTAGATCAGGAAGCTGCTGCTGCGAAAGCACAGCAACAAGAGATGATGGCACAACAGCAAGTTGGTGATATGGCTACTAAAGCCGCACCACAGATGCTGGAAGGTGCTATAGATAATCCAGAGATGGTTGCTGCAATGGCAGAACAAATGCAAGAATAACTAGCTGTAGGAGGCTATATGAGTACAGAAGCAACAAACGCTTATGAAGAACAAACTGAAAATCAAGACCACATCGACAAGATGTTGGCTAAAGCCGATGCCCTAGAAAATGCAGGGCAAGAGCGACCTGAATGGTTGCCAGAGAAGTTTAACAGTGCCGAAGAGATGGCACTATCGTACCGTGAATTAGAACGGAAACTTTCTTCTGGTGACACACCTAATAATCCCGACAAGGATGAGGCCCAAGAGGGGGTTGAAGAACCCGCCCCCGTAAGTGAAGAAGCTAATGATGTAGCTAATTACTTAGATGGTAAGGGTGTTGACTTTAATACGTTACAAGACACGTATGCAGAGACAGGCAGTATTACTGAAGAAGATTACGCAAGCCTTGAGCAAGCAGGACTCCCTAAGAGTGTTGTTGATGCTTGGATTGTGGGACAAGAAGCAGTGGCAGAGCAGAGTGTAAACTCAATCATGGACACTGTGGGAGGCAGAGATGCGTATAATGATATGACATCTTGGGCTTCAGATAACCTATCAGAGATGGAGATCGCTACGTTTAACAAGGCGATTGACTCTGGTGATAGAGACATACAGATAATGGCGATAGAAGGTATCCAAAACAAGTATCAGGCTGTAGAAGGGCGACAACCTAACCTTATGCAAGGTCAGGCCGCATCTCAAACAGGCGGTGGTTTTGCATCAGTGGCTGAACTCACTGCGGCAATGTCCGACCCTCGATACAGTAAAGATACTGCATACCGCCAAGACGTTGCGGCTCGTTTATCGAGAAGTAACATCTTATAGTCTCCTAACCCTATGCCCCCCTCGTGGGGGCTTTTTTATAACTATCGAAAAGTACGACTACTAACTAATTACCTTTTACCCTCTACGGAGGACAATTTGAGAGAACGGGAACGTGGTTAACGCTGATTAGAGAGTAACAACTTTAATTAACTTAACTATATAACCAAAGGTAAAATACAATGGCATTTCCATTAGATCAAACTGTCTCACGTTTGGGACAACAAAACGCAACAGGTGACGCACGAGCGTTATTCCTGAAGCTATACGCTGGTGAAGTACTGACTGCATTTGAAGAGAAAAACATCTTCATGGGTCTACACCGCACCCGCACAATCAGCAACGGTAAGAGCGCACAGTTCCCCCTCACAGGTTCTGCAACTGCCGCCTACCACACTGCTGGTCAACTCATTGAAGGCGCAGCTATCAAGGCTGGAGAGCGCACTGTAACTGTAGACGATCTACTGTTGTCTGCACAGTTCATCTCCAATGTTGATGAAGCAATGAACCACTACGATGTTCGTTCTATCTACTCCAAGGAAGCTGGTAACGCACT